CTCCAAGTTGACTTTTAATGTTATTGATATTGGTCTAGAAATGATCAATAGAAACTACTTTATGGTTGGAAGAGATGTATTCTACAAAACCAACACATTCGGCCTAATTGATGACATCTACTACCCTGATGAGAACCCAACCCCACGGAATGTAACTCAAATATTCGAAATAGCGGACGTAACAATAAATCAGGGCCCTGGAAATAACCCAGTTGTGCAAGTAATTTGTTACACAAAGGCAATACAGCAAATGAAGCGCGATAGAAAGCCAGGATCCGTACAGGGCAATGGTAGCGACTTTGTTAATCGAGCCGCAAGAAAATATGGATTGAGATTTTTTGGAGAGAAAACATCCAAATCGAAGACTATAAATAAAGCAAGTGGTGATAAGCAAGCAGAATCATTATGGGACGTAATAAACAGTCTTGCCTCTGATGCAAAGTTTGTAGTTTTTGAAGTTGATGGATGTTTGATATTTGCATCTGAAAAGTGGTTATTAAATAAATGGGGCATAAAGAAACAAAGTACTAACGTAGTCAATTCAAAAACTAAGAAACTTGAACCAGTTACAAAACGTTTTATACCAATTCAATATGCACAACCAGGAATCCAAAGACCGTGGGCCATAAAGGATAACCCCAAAGAACCATTGTATAAAGGCTTTGAACTTGTCCAATTTCCAACATTGCGGGTTAGTGATAATAACCCATATGACGGTGACGGATCAATAATTTTAACTCGTCAAAATGCAACAAGCCTAAGACCTGGAATGACTATTAGATTCTCTGGTGTTAATAACTTTGATGGATCGTATCTAATAACAAGCGTCACATTTGATGACCTATCGCCAAATCCAGTCAGTGTCTCTTTTAGAAAACCGCAAAAAGAAGAAAAAGATATAAAGCAACTTCCGATAGGCAAAAGGGTAAAACAGACAGACCTGTACAACCAGCCAGACCCTACGGCTACTGGTAAAGCTTCAAAAATTGCACGTCAAAGGACAACTGCATCAATAATAAATTCTCAGGTTAAATACACACCTGGCGAAATTGGGACAGCTCCAGCAACTGGCCCTAGTGGAAATATTTTTCCGTTGCCAACAGTGTCTGCTTCCCTAAATTATCCAACCTATAAAAACTACTTGTTAGTACAAGGAAATACTAATATTTTCTCCCGTCCGATAGATAATGTTGATAATAGATTTGATTCTTTATTTCCAGTTTCATTTGACATATCAGAAGCCGGAATAAATGATGGAAATACATTTTCAGTCATATTAGCAACTGTCTGGTATCAGGAAAATGGAGAACCAATAACTCTAGATGCAGCCTCCGCAAGTGCAAAATACGATACAGACGGAATGCATCTTGGAAAAGTTAGAAAGTATGCAAGCTTGTTACCGCAAACAACTTTCTATCCAAACCAAATAGAAATAGGAAATATTGATCTAAATAATAGACCAGTGTACGTAAATCCAAATGGAAGCATAAGCACTGTTAGAAGCATAACAATAAGCGAACTTGTTGATGATGAAACAGTACATGTTGTAATACCAACAATTATTGGAACAGGTGTGTACAGTGGAAATTCTGCTTCACTATATTCTGATGCTGAAGCTTTTGATTACTATAAATCAACTGGCGAACATCTCGGAAAATTTAAAACTATAAAAGACGCAAATCTTTTTGCTCAGAATCTTCATGCTTCACAAGCATATCAATATGACAAAAATAAAGGTCCGTATGAGTATATGCAGCTGCTTAGGCAACAGCAAGTACAGATTCTTGGAAAAAGATTTCCAACTGAAACACTTATAAAGAGTTCAATTTACCCAATACCAACATCAGCGTCACCAACTCTTTACCCATATATGGAACTTGGGTTAATAGATGCGGGAAACATAAATTTATATTCACGCCCACGCAAGCTTGTTGATGGGAAAATAGAAACGCTTAAAGTTCTTGTGATCCATAATTATGGTGGACCGAATAAGTATTTTGATATTGCTGGCGTTCCAGAGCCACTTGTAAATGGCGGCAGCACATTCTCTTTAATTATTCCGAGAATAGCTGTGTCTGGAGGGTCTCCTGTTGAGCTAACCGAGAAGGAAGCCCTACAGAGATATCTAGATACTGGCGAGTTTTTAGCAAAGTGCTCAACACAGGTTGCAGCAGCAAACTACGCTGCACTACTCGAGGAGCAGGCATATGTTGTTTTAGACAGCAGATTCCCTGACAGAAACTTTACTGAGGGAGTGTAGTTATGGCTCAGCCCAATATTGTAAGAAGAGATAAAGCATCTAGCCACCCACGTGAAAAGGGGAGACTGTACAACGGCATAGTCACATCTGTAAGAGATGATGGCCGCATAAATGTTCGAATACCGACACTAAATGTAAATTATGGCCCTGTAATGCCACTGAACACTACAAATACAAGCAGATATTCAAAAGATGACATTGTCTTATGTGGATTTACTGATGATAATAATTCTCAAATAGTTGTTTTTGGTTCATTGTCTACAAAATATGACGTATTTACGCCAACTGACTATGGAATATCAAGATATGCATCACCAGCAGCAAGGGATGCGGATATCACGTCTCCATCAGAGGGTCACGTTATATATCTACTTGATAGCGATGAGCTACAAATTTACAACGGCACAGAGTGGATTACAGTAATTGATACTGGCGATTCCGAGAACATAACTGCTTCAACGATTACCGCAACATCTGCAAGTATTGGAACACTTACCGTTACTGGACCATCAACTCTAAATGTTCTTGGTTCTACAAATCTAACTGCAAGCACAACAATAGGACTTGTTTCATCAATGGAGCTTGGCTACCTAAATGGTGTTACTAGCGCAATACAGACACAAATCGACACAAAGGCGCCAATATCAAATCCAACATTTACTGGAACTGCAACTATTCCAACTTTGTCAGTTTCTGGAAATGCCACAGTTACGGGAAACCTAACTGTTAATGGCACTACAACAACAGTTAACTCAACAACAACTACAGTCGATGACCCCATAATTACATTGGGCGGCGACACTGCACCTGCTTCAGATGACAATAAAGATCGCGGCATTGAGTTTAGATATCACTCTGGGGCGGCAGCTTCAGTTGGATTCTTTGGATATGACGATTCAACTGGAAGTTTTACATTTCTAACTGGTGCTACTAATTCATCTGAAGTTTTCTCTGGAACCCGTGGAACTCTAGAGGTTGGCGCAACAACGGTACGAGCATCGGCTACCCAGGATGGCATAGTTATTGCAGGGCGGTCTGGTGGAACATCATCTTATGCTGTGACAGTTTCACCAACAACTCTCTCAGGCAATAGAACACTAACGTTCCCAGACACAACGGGCACAGTGATTACAACTGGCGACTCTGGAACAGTTACAAATACGATGCTTGCTGGTTCAATCGCAAATAATAAACTTGATAACTCAACCATTTCTGGAATATCACTTGGAAGCAACTTAAATACGCTTACATTAAATGTATCTGGCACTGGTTTATCCGGCAATACCACATATAACGGCTCCGCTGCCGCCACATTTACGGTAACAAGTAATGCAACTAACGCAAATACTGGCGGCACAATTGTCGCTCGAGATGCATCAGGAAACTTCTCTGCTGGAACAATAACTGCAACACTATCTGGTACAGCATCTAACGCAAATACGGCTGGCGGCCTATCCGTACATAGCGGCAGAAATAATCAAGCAAATCAAATTGTTCGCACAGACGGTAACGGATATCTACAAACTGGCTATATAAACTCAGACAGTGGATATAATGAAAATAATAACTCAAGCCCGGATAGGGTATGGGGTTCAAATGCTGGTGGAGACTCTTATCTAAGGGCATATAGAACAAGCGCTCTTAGTGTTGGCACTGCAACTAACGCAACTAACGCAACTAACGCAACTTATGCAGCATATGTTGCAAATGATGCATTCAATGCCCGCTTCCATTGGAGCGGCCAATCTGGACAACCAACATGGCTTTGGGGTTCAAATAATGGGTATGACTACTATGTTTGGAATCCTAGTGAGTTTAATGTTGCTAGCGTTGGCGGAAATACTCCACAAACAAGCGGTTTTAATGGTGGTCTCGCTGTTCGCTATAGCGGAGATGCTCGTCTAGATAGTAACTACTTCGTTGGGTATGGAACGGTTGGAGTTGCGGCAGGCAATAGCAATGCACTCCGTAGGCGCTCAGCTGATGGATATTTCTTAATTGAAGGCTCGCGAGGAGAATATAAACGAGATATTGAACAACTTGATACCACTTCTGCTGCTGAAATATTGATGTCGCTAAATCCAGTTAAATTCAACTGGAAAGATGAATTTGATGGGCCAGAACATGAGAATCCGCTTATGCAGGAAATCAGGCAGCAACACAAGGAATACGGTTTTATAGTCGAAGACGTGGCCCAGTCAAGCCCTGAATTAGTCACTTACCTGGATGATAATGAAGATAAAACGCCAACCCCCATGATGTGGCAGCAAAACGGTGTTATTGCATTGCTTGTTAGGACTGTTCAGAATCTTATGTCGAGAGTTGAATACTTGGAATCACTAGGAGATAGCTAATGGACTCAATAAAATTTCCATTAAAGTTTGACAGCAGCGGCGTTCAAAAGCTGACTGAGGGCACTGACGATTATTATGCTCAACTGCTTTCTATCGCCATACAGACTGAGCCACAAACTCATCCATTCTCTCCAAGATTTGGAGTTTATGACCCGACCTTCCAGGGCATAGACAGAGGTTTATTTATACTTAATGCAGCGAGATTTGTCCCTGAAGTTCAAATACTTGAGCTTGAAACTAGTTTCGATACTAATGGCAAAATTAATGCTACATTTTCATTTCGCATAAAGGAAACAGATTAAAATGCCAGCTGATTTTTCGGAATACGTAGATTTAAAGCCATTTGATTTATCCCCAGGGGATATCTACAGAGACGCTATAGCCATGGCGAGACTTACGCTGCCAGAATTTAATCTGCGTATAGGCACTCCGGAAGACGCTATTTTTCAGGCTGCTGCCTACATTAGTTCCCTCAATGTCGCGGCAATAAACAGACTCCCAGACCGACTAATGGCGGGAATACTGCTAATGATGGGCGTCCAACGACAGGATGGAATTCCTTCTGAAATATCTGTCGTATTTACTGCTGATAGCTACAGTGGGGCAACTGTTCCAATAGGTACTACTGTAAGTTTCGAAGCGACCTTTGAAGATGAAGTTCAAGAGTATGTATTTGTAACTACAGAACTTGGAGTAATAGCCGAGGATCCAAGCCCTGGGGCTGGAGATCCATTTCCATCAATTGAGGTATCGGCTCAATGCGTCAATCCTGGACTGATACCAATAGTTTCAGCTGGTGATCAACTAACCATACTTACATCTGGAACATCTTTACTTTCCGCAGAAGTTGGCTCTAATTTTGTCAATGGCGTTGACCCAGATACTGATTCTGAGTACCTGGCTAGATGTGTGTCTTATTTGAATTCACTGAGCGCAACTTTAGCTAAGTCAACACAAGTTGACTCACATATTTCATCTAGATATCCAGGCGTTGTTTACAAAGTAAAAACATATGACTTAACAAATGGAGATGAGACACTTGGCGACATAAGTGTTTATAGAAGCGCATCACCAATTTACTATGGCGGCAATGGAACTAATGTGCAAATTGATTTTGCAGAAGAACACCAATTTGTAGAAGGGGATAAAATATATGTACAAGGGCTTAATTCAACATTAAACTCAACTTCTACTGCATTGACATCCCTCTATACGGTATCTGAAACAACATCTACATCTATAAAATTTTTCTTGGGGTACTCAGCATCAGCAGCCGTTACATCATCTTCTGCAGCAATAATTGCCGGAGATGATCAGCCTGGATACGCAACTGTATTCGTCTATGGCAATAACGAAAATGTTTCCAGTCAAGACAAAACAGAAATTCTTATTGATGTAACAAATAAATCTGTGGCCGGTCTTTCATACAAGATTAGAGATCCAGAAATAGTAAATCTTTCGATAGTTGCCGAGGTTGTTCTTAGCGAGGAATACGACCAGGAGCCATTGCAGGAAACAGTAAAGTATGCATTGGTTGACTATTTAAGTCCAATAGGTTTCCCATACAAAGATGACAGAATTCGTGAAACGTCCATAATTTCGCTAATTTCATCAGTTCCAGGTGTTCTGTATGTTAAATCAGTAACTCTAACTTCTAGCGGAGAAGGTTGGCTCCCGCAAGTAGATGCTGACCTAGTTTTTGCAAATAAAGGAAGTCTCCCATCGATATCAGTAGATGATATCTCTATAACTTTTACAAGTCAGTGAGACTCTAATGTCAAAAACAATAAACAGACTTTCTGACAATAATGCACTTTTAAGCTACTCGACGAGTAGCGGTCTGGCATTGCCACTTATTGGATTTAACGAAAATATCTCTACCGTTCTCTATTATGCAGATTCTTCAATACTGACTATTTCTGGATTGACAAAAATAAAAACTGGCGAAAAAATACAAATTTCTGGCCTTAATTCATCAAGTGTTTATGTTAATAATGTTCTTACCGCATCACCACATCTATCATCAAATGTTAACGGTATTTATGTAGCTGCATCTGTTGTATCTTCAGGTAATACATCTTCTGTATATTTTACAACTGAAGATTCATTAAGTTCAATATCTACTGCTAGCGGATCCGTTTCGTTTAATACCTCATCTGGAATAGTAACTCCTTTATATTCAGATGAATGGGGATCAAACGATAATGCAACGATATCTGTAACATCAGAAGGTCAGAATCTTTTAGATGTATATGCATTGAAAATATCTCCGAATACATCAGATGATGTAGTTGTATATTTAAATTCAACAGATTTAGTACTTGCAGACAATGGTCGTAGGTTTAGCTTTAATGCAAAAGTTCATCCAACCATAAAATCAACAATAACAACAACGTTAAAGGTTGATGGTCAATCAACTCCAGCTGGCGTATCAACAGAATTATTCGGCGGAAGGTATGGATCAATAAGATCTAATACAACAACAATACCATCTTCCAGTTCTGCTACATATAGCGTTTCTGCATCAATAAATATATCTGGGCATCAGGGTCAACCAATATATATGACACTCCCACACCTCATTGACGACCAAATGTATTACGAAAATACATTTGTGAATCAAACGCGCCTTTATATGCCTGACTTTTATTGGGATATAGACTATGAACAATCTGATCCGGTTGCCCCTTTTCATAGATTAATAGACTGCTTGTTCAACATGGCCGGGGAAACCTATGACGCATATAAGGATTATTTCCCTTATGAAATTAGCGAAATAGGTAAATTAAACGAACAGCTAGAGAAAATAACAAATTCAACATTAGTAAATCCAAACTATGTTGAGCCCCAATACATGACATGGCTGGCACAATTTAATGGCGGCAAATTAAAAAGAAACATAATCGGTAGCGATGGGTCGAAATTGTATGACTCAACATCGCTAGAAGATGAATATAGCCGCTGGCAGTTATTAACTGGCTATTACGGAAATATGTCAGGAAGCAGAGATGCAATCTCGTCTGCAGCGCAAAGAGTTTTATATAAATTAGATAATTCATCATTCTCGGTAGCAATATCAAGAAGATACTTGAGCGATCCGTTTAAAATACAAATAATTACACTTGTCGCAGAAACTCCAGATGTTGATTCAGCTGGAGAAAGCAGCGCAATGGTCATTGATGCAGTTGAACCAGCGCGCCCACTCGGTTACGTCATTTATCACACAACTGTTGACGAATTTGAGTTCACGCTCGATAACGACACGCTGGGAATTTTGGATGAGTTTCCTCTTGGGTAAAAAAGAATGTTTGGTATTTTGACTAATTTTATGAGTGATAAAATTAGATAGAGCAGGAGTAGCAATGGCTGGACTAGGAATAAAGAAATTTTTAAGCGGCGAAACGCTTACAGCAGATGAGGTCAATGGCTACCTCATGGATCAAGCTGTATGTGTGTTCGAAACTACAACTGCGCGAGATAATGCTTTCGGTGGATCAGGTGAACCAGTCTTATCTGAAGGACGTGTTTGCTATATAAAATCAGACAATATTATACAGTTTTATGACGGAACACAATGGGTCTCCTCATCGCAATTCTCAGTTTCGCAAAACTCTCAAGTTTCTGAAGGAATACTCCAACTAGATAGGCTCATAGATGGGACATCTGGCCAGATAATTGTATGTAACTCATCTGGCGTTCCGACATACGTAACACTTTCCGGTGACGCAACAATCAGTGATACTGGAGTAATAACAGTAAGCAGCAACGGAATTGCCCTAGGCACTGATACAACTGGAAACTATGTTGCTACAGTCGCTGGGACAACAAATCAAATTACAGTTTCTGGCTCTGGAACCGAAACTGCAGCAGTAACACTATCGCTTCCGCAGGACATCCATACATCAGCTAACCCAACATTTGCTGGCGCAACACTAGATGCAGTTCAGATTGGAGTAACCGCAGCTGGAGAGATAGATACGTCAAGCGGAAATCTAACTCTTGATTCAGCTGGCGGCACAGTAACAATCGATGACATACTTTCAGTGAGTGGCAGCGCAGCTATAGCCGGATCCGCATCTGTTGCAACAAACTTAACCGTATCTGGAAGTGCAGCTGTAACTGGAGCAATAACAGTTGGTGGAACTATAACAGCTACTGGAAATGTAATCAGCCATATAACCACAGCAAGCGTCGCAAACAGCGCATCAATAACTGCAGCAAGTGATGGAAGGTTTATAGAAACTGATTCATCTACTGCTGGAACTATATATGTAACTGGAAGTGGATGGACTGTTGGTTCACAGGTAACAATCATGCAAATGAGTGCAAGCACAAGCTCGGCATCCATATCATTTCCCGGGCAGACCCTTAGGGGTACTCCACTTCCACTCGCTTCACCTACCGTTGCCGTACTCAGAACGCAATACTCAAGCGTCACGCTGATAAATAAAGGCGAAAACGACTGGTACGTTATCGGTGACCTGAAAGCTTAACCATGCCAGCATTCCCAATATCTCAGCCAGGATCTAGTGCAAGATTGCCTACTCCACCGACATCGGTGTCTGCTTCTGCATCTGCTGGGACTGTCAATGGAACTGCTGGAGCAGTAACAGTTTCATTTACTGCATCCACTAACCCTGGGAAGCCTTCTGGAAACTACGTTGCAACATCAAGCCCTGGAAGTGTTACTGCATCTGCAGCCAGTTCTCCAATAACATTTTCAGCTGGAACTTTAACTGCCGGAACGGCTTATACGTTTTCTATAGTCAAGCAGTCTGGTTCTGGAATTACTTCTGATGCGGCGACTACTGGCTCAGTAACTCCATTTACAGTTCCAGCAGCACCAACCAGCGTTTCTGCTTCAGCAAATGCAACATCTGGGCAGATAGTTGTTTCTTGGACTGCCCCGAATAATGGTGGAAGCGCAATAACAAATTACTATGTTGATTACTCAACATCTTCAACATTTGCTAGCGGTGTTACGACAATAAATACTGGAAGCACAAGTACGTCAAGAACTGTTAGTAGTTTAACAAATGGCACTACTTATTACTTTAGGGTTCGTGCTGAAAATGCTGCTGGGCAAAGCGCAAACTCGTCGTCTGCAAATGATTATCCATATGCTCCGCCATCTATTGGAACTCAGTCTGGTTCTTCTACGGCAACTGCGCCTTCTACTTCAACAACTGGGGTTTCTAGCGTAAGTACAACAACTGCAACACTTGTTCCAAGCGTTGGATCTGGTGGAACATTCTATGATTACGAAAGAATAAGTGGTACAGCAGTAACACCAAGTGGAAATTCACTAAGCGGTCTTGCTGAAAATACCGCACATGAATGGCGCGTGAGGGTTACAAACTCATCATCTACATTCTCATTAACTACTAGGTTTACTCCGAACGGAAGCGCCACAACAGTTTCTGTTGAGTATGGAACGTCAACAAGTTATGGAACAAGTGCTGGCTCTGTAAGTATCGGAAGTGTGAATACGGAAGTAGCATCTTCATGGAACCTTGGATCAAGCACTTCTGGAACAATATATTGGCGGGCTACGGCAACATATCGTGGTGGTGCGACAGTTCAAACTACCGGTTCAATAGCAAGAGCCGTGAGTATCTACAATGGAAGTTCAACTGGTAGTTTTACTACATACACAACGCATACAAAATATGGAAACAGCAGTGCAACTATTGCCACTAAACCTCCATATGGAGTAGATATTTCAAGTATTTCATATGAAATATGGGGGGCTGGAGCTGGAGGTGCAACATACGCTCCTGGCGGCGGCGGTGGTGGCGGTGGCTATAGAACCGCAAGCGGAAGGTCTAGCAGCGATTTCATCGCTGTAGTTATAGGCGCTGCTGGCGCAGCAAATGGATACGGTAATAATTCTTCATATCGAGATTCAGGTGGAACATTCTATTCTGGACGCGGAACCCCTGGCGCATATAGGCAGGGCGGAGCATGCGAAAAATATGACGGAACATACAACTACGGAAACGTTGGCGGCGAGGATTCAGGTGGGTTCTATGTCTGGAGCGGTGGAGGTGGCGGTGCTGGCGGAGCTGGTGGCGGTGGATTTTATGGAGAAAACGGTGGTGCTGGCGCTGGAAGTGGCTCGCGCGGACAGGGCGGACCTGGAACTTATTGGTCTGTAGCGCTAGGTGAAGGGGCTGGATCCGGAGGCGGAGTAGCTGGCGGTGGACGAGGTGGGTTCTTCACTGGAGATAGCTCTGGTCAACCTGCACCTGGCTATATTGGCCCAGGCAACCCAAACTACGGCGGTTACTATATAGTCACTTATATAGGACCAGCTTAACATTAAGGTTTTATCATGGCGCACTTTGCACAGTTAGATGATGAAAATATTGTTGTACGAGTTATCGTAATCAGTAACGACGATATTCTTGATGAAGATGGTAATGAGTCAGAAGAAATTGGCATTGCTTTATGTAAACGTCTTACCGGCGAAGAAGATAGCAGATGGATTCAGACATCAATTAATTCAAATATTCGGCGTCAGTACGCATCTGTTGGTGGGATATATGACCCGATAAATGATGTATTTATAGATCCAAAGCCAATAGGCGTAGATTCATTCATACTTGTAGATGGGAAATGGACGCCACCCATTCCACGACCAGAGCAATATACGCAAGAAACATGGCCACTTACGGATAGACCATTCACTGAGCACCACACATTTCTATGGAATGAAGAAAACGTTTCGTGGGATTTATTTGCCCCAAGAGAACAGCCAGAACCTGAATGAAAAGAACTACTGGAAGAAATGTGTCACCAACTGACTTCCTAAAGTCAGATACGGAGTTTGCAACTAAGTCAATGCAGGACGAACGCTACTCAATATGCGAAGACTGCGATAGGTTAACAAACATAACAAGGCAGTGCCGTGAATGCGGTTGCTTTATGAAGCTAAAGGTAAAACTTGCAGAAGCAGTCTGCCCACTAGGTAAGTGGTGATCAGTCTTCCGATTCTGAGTCAACAGATGGTGAGCCAAATCCATTTCTTGCTATTTGCTCATCGTACTTGCCTTCACTGTTGATCGTTGAAGACATTACATTTCCTGGCGAAACTGCTGCATAGCCAGCAATCTTGTCTGTCAATGTTCTGACCTGTGCTGAGAGAATGATGTTCTCTGCTGTGAGTGCATTTACCTTTTTCAGCAGCTCGTCAATTATAACCTGTGGGCTAACTTCCATTTTTTTCCTTACTCGAAGTATTCTTTTCCTATTTCCACCTCAACACCATCAGGTGAATCTAGTAGAAACTCAATTGCTGAACACAGTTTTTCGAATTCAACTTCTGGTGGCCTACAGTATCCGTCCTTGTAGGCAAAATCTAACAAAACTCCATTTGCTAGGCGCAATGCAACATGGCCAGTCTTATCAACTAAGAACTTTTCAAAATTCCCGTTGATGGGAGATTCTTCTCCTCCTGGATTCAGGAATTTATATATATCGTGGACAGATCTACCCTTCGGGTCTTCACCATCACGATCTTCCCTAGAGACAACTAATTCAGTAAATGGATAAGTTACGCCCCACTCTTTTGTCGCGTATTCCCTCGCCATATTACCGTCACATATTCCATCTTCATATATTCCATATGTAACGCCAGGGCCGCAGTAGTCATTTGTTGGAATTGCTATTACCTGAAAGCCGCGATCATTGTACTTGTCATAGAGCTTCTGTACTATGTCGAATTGCGGCGCATTCCCACAATGCCCAGTAACGTTAATGAATAACGTTACTTTGCCCATAAACTGGGATAGAAAGTTATCTTCACCATCAACACTATTTATGTTGATTTCATATACAGATTTTGTACTCATAGATAAACCCTACCATAAGCGAAAATTAAAGTTTTTGAACCTCTGCCTTTTTGGCGAACATGTTTTCACTACCGACATCATTTTTTAGATTTGGTAGCCATTTCCACATTTGCTCTAGTCCCTGTTCCGATATTGGCGGCAAGGGCATTCCTGTGTCACCAAAACAGAACCATGACAAGTATACATAACGCTCCCCAGAGGTAACTGGGAATACCTCATGAGTACCCATGTAGTTTGATGGGTACATAATTATCCTGCCAGTTTTCGCCGGAACCGTTATATCCCATGCCCTAAAGTGAACTTCTCCACCTTCAAATTCTTCGTTGAAGCCAAGAGTTGCGGTCACCGTATTGTGAAGAGGGAACTGATTTACTGGCTTCTCGCCAAAGACATGAGGTATTGCCGTATCTGAATGGGGGCCTATATTTTGCCCATTTCTGTAAGTAGCTACATGCCCCCTCGTTCTCCACCATATCGATTCAAGTGCTACTGGGAATATTTTGCAGTACTCAACCATGCACTTATAGAAGACATCTTCACATTCTTGTAGGAAATCTTTATATTTCTGTGGGGTTCTTTCGTTGTATATCTGGACATATCTCTCTGGGGCCATGCTCACCGCCTCGAGGTCAAACTCGTAACCGGTTGGATTTAGAGCGTGAGTGACATTTCCATCATCATCTTTTTGCTCTGTGAATACCTCTGTTGCGCCAGTTTCCCTTAAGTGAGCAATATACCCATCTATCAATTCTTTGTCGATATTGATTGCCCCGTCAAAAACAACCACACCAGAACCAAGATGTTTTATTTCCATTAGCTACCCACAGTCGTTATTGAATAAGGAAGTGTGTTTTTGTCGTGCCCAACGCTAAGGAGGTATTCTTGAAAATCAGACCTTAGATTAGGCATATAAACATTTGTTGAAGTAATCGCCCCATCATTTTCGTTATTTGGGTCGTTTACATACTCGCTAACTGCATTATTTGGTGTTCCGTGCGCATACCATCCAAGATATGAAAGCCTTAGTCCAGCAGTTGTTGGCTTAACCTCATGCGATGCTATGAAGTTTGATGGGAACATCAATATGTCGCCCTTTTTTGGCTTATACGTAATATTTAAAAAGTCGAAATGATGTTCTCCACCGGAAAATTCACGAGGGCCAATTTGATCAGAAGACTCAACTGAATCATTTATATAAACAATGCACGAGACAGTATTTCTAGTTGCCAACTGGTCGGGAGGGTGTGGGAGGCCATAAACATAATCTGCACTCGTGTCCGAGTGGACGCCAAGATAAACGCCTGGCCCATAGCCAACAATATGTCCCTTTACTTTCCACCATATGTTTTTATAGGAAATTGGAAATATTTCCATATATCTAAGAAGGCACTGGTATTTTGCATCCTCTACAAATGCAAGAATTTTTCTAACTTCTTTTCTATTGTCCAGATGAATCATTGATCCACGCATCGGCATTTCATCAACATTCTTGATGTCAAAATAGTAGCCACTTTTGTTTACGTATACCTGTTCTCCAGTTTCTGGATGAGTAGTCAGGTCATACATTTCGTTTTTTTCTCTAATAACTACTTCTTTTGCTATATCATAAAATTTTTCAAAATCAAGATCAAGAACATTTTCGAACAGGACAACACCGCTGCCCAGATGGTTGGCTTTTATTTCATTGAGATGCATGCGTATGATCCATTTTTCTGCTGCTGAACAATTTTAATTGTTCTGGCATATGCCCATTTTCATATTTTGAATCTATATAAGACCCATAATCTTCAATAATTGTTTTAAGCCATAGCTGGTTGCCCATAGCCATCTCTTCTTTTGTATTAAACGGACGCACACCTCTATCTGGATCTGCAGAACCCTGCGCAAACCATCCAAGATATGAATACCTGGTTCCTCGTGTAACTTCAAATATTTCGTGTGCACCTAAATAGTTGGCTGGCATCAGGCATATCATTCCTTTTTCTGGCTTTATGTCAATACCAAAATAAGGTATAGACATATGTCCGCCAGAAAACGAATATGGTTTTTCCTCTTCACCTTCGTCTATGCAGTCATTTAGATAAATAAGGGCACTCAAAACATTTCGTGTTGCATGCTGCATTTGTGGTTCTGCGCCATACCTGTAATTAACATCATTATCTGAGTGGAAACCAAGCTTTGCCCCTTTGTCATAGGCGAGTATGTGGCCGACACTGCGCCACCATAGACAATGCAAAATTGCCGGGAACATTTCGACGTACATTAGTAAAGCTTTATATATAGCTTCTTCACATTCTTCAAAGAATGGAATAGTTAGTCCATTTTGTATTCTTACTGGAGACTTCATTATGTCATCTAGCTCATATATGAAGCCTCCCTGATTAATCACATGTATTGGCTCACCGCTATCGTCATACACATAATCAAACATTTCACTTCTTGCTTGCTCTTTTAATGATTCAAGATGTGGGATTACAACGTCCTGTGGAACATCTATTGCATTTTTAAAAACTACAGTGCCGCCACCTAGGTGAATTGGCTCCATGGATGACCTACTCTTCAGCCTCGAGATCTATCGCATCGTGCGTAGTTCCATACTGGGCAACGCATCTGCCCTGATAGACGGGATTAATACCTATGTTTATTTCTGTGTTATCGGGCGTAAATATGGAATATGGTGACTTACAAAATCTTTCGTAGTCATCATAGATATTGTCTAGCCATACCGGCGGACACCATTGGCGGCTCTCGTCTGAGGAGATAATTGAAACTCCAGCTTTTACATCTTCGCTACCCTGTCCAAAAAATGACAAATAGCTATAGCGTCTTCCCGCTGTCATTCGGCTTACTTGATGCGATGCGATGTAGTTGGTCGGAAACATAATTATGTCTCCCTTGCGAGGCTTGTATTCAACACCCAGATGGAAGAACTCTAAATGTCCACCAAGGAAATTTGTGCCACCTTCTTTATCTATCTGATCCTCTGAATCAACGCAGTCATTCAAGTAGGTAAGTGCCCCCATTGTTTGTCTAGCAGCAACTTGCCCACGTGGCATGTAGCGGACACCTTCGGTAACTTTATAGTTTGTGTCGTTATCACAGTGTGCCCCAAGAACGCCCTGGTCTTCATAGCGAAGTATATGCCCGCGATTTCTCCACCATATGCAACCGACAAGTAATGGATACATATCTATATACCGCATTAGGCACTTATAAATAGTGTCTTCCATGCCATAGAAAAAGTTCTTTATATTTTCTGGAGTGGAGTGTACGACTGGCTTCAGAAGTCTTACGGGAGTTGACGGAATATCCTCTGGCCTATATCTAAAACCATCTTCGTTAATACCGTACTCTTCTCCGTCTTCGGCAATGATATAGGTCCATCTAGTTGCATGTGCCGGTGCAGCGTTTTCATCTATGTATTTGAGAACTGATTCTTGATCAAACTGCAACACATTTCTAAAAACAACTATTCCTGGTGCAAGTTCCTCATATTCGTACGAGGCTATTTCTTTTATGGCATCATCATCAATTATGGGAGTTGACGGGAATGGCGGCAACTCATGAAATCTTGGATCATCAGGCGTTATATCTTCTGTCAAGCTCATAGAAGTTCAGCTATTGCCTCTCTAATCGTCCAACCAGCACCCATCGCAATCGGCTCGTCAGCGAGTGGTGATTCTGCCCAGTTGAATCTTCCGACCTGGATACCATCTCTGCTGACAAGGAATTTCTCCCAGTTATGAGGAACTCTCGACATCGCCTGCATGGCTTTATTTTGGCCAGCAGCTGCCTCATCTGACATATCGGCCATATTGTCATCGCTGCGCCTTAGCAATGGGCCTTTTAGCAACTTATATATCCTGTGCTCATTTTCGCCGTTAACTTCTATTTTCTCTGTAATTGGAAATGTTACGAAACCATAATTTTCCTTTATGAACTTCGATATCTCCTCATTACTACTTGGTTCCATTTTCCCAAACTGGTTACATGGGAAACCAACTACACTAAATCCTCGATCATTAAATTGTTCATGGACAACCTGCAGTTCCCACAACTGTCTAGCAGTTCTAGCAAATGACCATAATGGGCTGCATTTTGGCTCATACCCACATTTTGACGCGATATTAACCATTAGGCATATCTTGCCCTTAACATCCTCCATGACGTTGCTTGTCCCATCGAGAGAACGAATTTCTATGTCATATATAGAATCCATATCAGGCTCTTTTCGCTGTTACTGGAGCTGAAGCAAAATCACCAATAGAAGCAACACCTATGCCAGTTGATTCAGAAAATAGAATTTCTATCTTGTATTTTGTTGTCATCGGTACATTTGTTTCGCCAATTATTTGCAGAAATCCGTCGTTCTTTACAACTGCATGTTCAAAATGCACAGTGCCTTTTTGGTGGGATATTGATCCAGACATGTCATCTCTTATAAGTAGTGAATAGTCTTCACTACCGAGTGGTGTTTTTATTGCAAGCACCCAGTCACCTTTATGTTTCATAGAAAAATTTCCCATCCTTCAATGCTGTAGGTGGATTATCTTTGTGCCACACGTTGATAACCATAACATACCTAGTTCCGCTAGTTGCCGGAACGGTCCCATGCAAAACATGACCAGCATCAAATACTATTAATCTATTTGGCTTGCATAATATTCGTTCTCTTAGTTTTTCATCCTCAATTAATGGTTTTATATTTTGATACTCGAGCGCCATATGCGTTCCATCAGCAAGAACTCCAGGATATATTTCCAGAAATCCACCATTTGATGCATCAGTATCAGGCCCATAGTAGATGCTGCCAATAGCAGGACCACTAAGCACTTTCGAGTCAGAGTAAAGAAAAGTGTCCTCATCTACGTGCGGTGCAAGGTATTGACCAGCCTTGAATGTCCTGGTCCAGTACTCAAAACCACAAACTTCCGATACTGGAAAAGGGAGGTTGTCTTCCCATATCTTCTGTATAACAATTTTTTTTATTGTATTAGGTGGGGAATTAAGCCAGCCATCCCAAAACATGTATGGTGCAAAGCATGAAGACTGCTCAGTATGGTATGAATTTATTTCCGTAGCAATACGATCAGAATCGCCCATCGATTCTGGGAAAAATAATTCATCATCCGATATTAAGTCGCAAAGTTTCTGAGATAAAAAATTGTCTTTTACCAACATGGTGGCAAAATATTATCAAATTTCCCCTAAGTGGGATCTACTAGCCAAGCTCTTCTAGTTTTTTATTTATCATCTCTATGGCTGGAAATATCTGACGGATAACTTTAACTTTATCCTTGCTCTCCGCATCATCTTCCTGCAGCGAAGATTCGAACGTATCCAGATTCTCATAATCGAATGTTTCTGGGTCCTGGCCCAGCTCGAGCGTGCGGAGCATCAATTTTTTCTCCAGCTGCGCAAGAGAATCTGTATATATGGTTTTCAGTTCTTCTGTTGGAATGTTAGATGAGAATTTCATTATTCCGTCCAGTTCTTAGTCTTGTTTCTTGGGATAAATTATACATTATAAACACTGCTATAATTATTATTGTTTTCTAACTAATCTTTTTTACTACGGTAAACCCTATTAGGTTTGGAATGTGATACGTAGCAAATCCTGTATTTGAATTTATGAATTCATGCAATTCTGCCTGCGGAGTCATTGTGTAGTCAGCGGAATGGTACAACATTCCTTGATTTGCTGAGTTTACAATCAGCAGCGTGCCGCTATCGGAAAGTGAATTTAATACTGCCTCAGTATAGTCATATTCGCCTTCTAGGTCATCAGAATAAAGAATCACTAAATCATACTTCTCTGTTTGATCGTTGATTATTTCGTATTTTGACCTAGAGAAATATGGGATTTCATTAATTGAGTCAGATATATGTTTAATAAATTTCTCGTACAGGTGAAGGTATGGTCCATTCAGTATTGTGATCTTTGATGAAAACATCCTATGCATCATCACAATAACATCCGGATTGGAGACACTTTGGTCAACCAGGACAGAAGACGGTTTTACTAAATGTGAAATCATATTTACATATAGCCCAACAGATCTGGCAAAAACCTTATGATTATCAGATCCAGCTGTGAGTGTTTGGAATGGTGCATAATTTGTTGCATCTACTCCGGTTGCTACAGCGCGCTTATCAGTGCGCATTGACATCACATACTCTGATATAGATTTTATTTCAGTATTTGGATATATTTTTTGATTTTCATATCCGTCAAAACCACATTGCTTGCTTAGATTGGTAGCGGCATATATTGATGTCAGGAGCGGATTATTCTCCATTTAACTCAACCTCCCTAGCAAACTCCATATTGAACCATGCTCTCCTCAATCTGCGCACAAGCGATAAATTCTCCACCCTTAGCCATCTGGAGTATGGCGAATATAGTGTTAACTCATCGTCGGATACCGCTAAAGTTATTGACTCAGATAAGGCATATGGATAGCTATCTCTAATTTTTTCTATTATCTCGTCTATTGTTATTAAAGATATTCCAGAAATGTCCATGCCACATATCATCATTAATGTTGCTATGTCGCATGTTGCATCAGAGTGCAAGCTATGAGAATCAAAAATGTTTTCAGAGTTCAGTGATTCTGCGGCCATTTGATTATGACTCCATCGCTATATTGTATGCACCGCTACTTATTGTCATGCATTTAAAAGAACTGCCATTTTGCGTCACCCAGGAATCTGAGTTCTTATCAAACTTTGGTATCTCATTAGCATTCAGTGCAGTATCTGTCGGCATATCTCCATACTGAACATCTGATACTTTATTGTCTGAATCTTGTGACATGGTTTTAAGACAGTTTCGATAGTGCAGAAATTTGACTTATTATTGAAACATATCCGTAATATGATGGGTTGTCACTTTCGACAGGTATAACAAAGTCATCGCCAATGCTGTCAGGGTCGATTCCGAGGATTACAGATAAAGAAAGTATTGACCTCTCTAGATGGACCTTAGCCCTGTTTTTAGCAAAAGCTATTTGTTCTTCAGTCAGTGTATTCATAACTGAAATTATACATCACAAACATCAAGTTATTATTTTGGTTCATGCAGTTTTGGCAAACCTGTAAATGGTGAATTTAGCCTATTCCCATCAGCATCAATTCCACTCTTAATTCCCTTTGCCCAGCCCTTCCACGGGCTCTCCTGGTGTAATTTTGACTTCATTTCACTATACCTAACTCTAGATTCTATTTTTTCCTGAGACATCTCTTTCCAGTAGTCACCAATAGAGATATTCACATTTTCAAGCAAAGAGCTGTCAATGACTGTTAGAAAAACAAAAGGAAATCCGGATTTAAATGTTATTTCCTCATTCGCTTTTTCGATCCTCCAGTTCATAAATACCTCATCTGGCCACCAACTTGAAGGTATGTATGCAGTCAATGGGATTGCTCCATTAAAGTCAAAATTTGGACTACCCGATATCGCTACCTCATATGGTTTTTGTGTTCTGAATACATAACCGATATGAAAAGAGATTTGTCCGATAATGCTGGCCGAGCAAACCTGCCTGCCGCTGCTGCTTTCTGCTCCTGACAATATTCTTGGAACAGAATTGCCGCCATCCCATATGACAGTAACATCATTTTCTAACTGCACTTCCCATCCCATAACATTTGCCATAGTCATTGGGTAGCACTGATAGGCGTGACGCGCATAAGTATTATCCATCCAATCACGCCTAACTTTTGATTGCGTGACTAGTGGCGGGTACTGGCTTGTTTTCAGTAACTCAAGATTTACCATCAGTATTGCGTCAGCGTCCCTGGATTATCTCTTGTTCCAATCCCGTCGGCTGAAATAACTTGTGAACCGTCGGAATTTAAACCATATCCACCGTACTTATGAGCTCTGTCATTCCAGTCGAACATTGTCACTGCTGAATACTTTACGCCACTTGTTACCTTCATCGAGGCGTGTGCATATATGAATGTAGATGGGAAAAACAAAACATCGCCACATTCTGGTATGAATTTAAACGAGAAATACGGGAACCATAGCTCCCCACCTTCGTATCCATCATTGAGATACATGATCGAGGAGAGTGTGCACGTATAGGAGAAACCATGATCCGAGTGAATATTGAAGTGCTGCCCTGGTTCATATTTAACATAGTTAATTGCCTCCATAAAGTCCATCTTTATGTTGTAACGGCGTTCGTAATCATTCAGGCACTCACGAAGACGAACCTCGGTATCTTCGTATATTTTCTTCATTTCTGAAAACCCTTGAGGAATATTTTCCAGGTGTTTTGGGCTGATTTTGCAGTCAACGCAATCTCTATATTCAGGCATTTTCACCTGATCCCCAACCATTGCTTCAGCCCACATAAATGGAGGGGTTGAGCTTTCCCCAATTGTCGTTTCCAGCCTCTCAACAAGACCAAGCTCTTTTGGTAAAACGCCTTTGTACAGAATTATTCCAAGTTTTGGATCGCCAACATACTGAATTTCCATAAAGTCTCCTTTTCCAATGAGAAACACTAGAGCATAAATTAACTTCTGTCCAGCGACTCCCGTGGGCTAAATATCTTGATCTGGATATATGTTTATATGTTTCTCAAAGAAATTTTTAATGAACTGCATTTTTGGAGTTGTATAAAATGTTGTCAATGTGTATCTATTGCCAGACGCCAACTCCTTGACGCCATGCATGTACAGGTGGCTTCCAGGGAAGAAAATTAGGTCGCCAGGTTTTGGCTTTATCTCAATTTCATAAGCGGGAAAATATATTTCCCCACCAGAGTATTCATCATTTAGGTACATGATGCAGCCGACATCTATAAATAGTGATGAAAAATTATCAACTAAAAATTGATCAACAAAATAATCATCTGTTCCATCGTAATTTCCCTCAGAGTCTGCATGCGGTTCCTGATACTCACCTGGATGCCACTTCCTCAAATCGCAACTTCCCCCAAACGGGATTACGGGAAATCCAAATGTATATTCAATAACAGCCCGCGCTCTTTCTTCATACTTCTTAACAAGATTGAATATTTTTTCATCTATCGATGCATCAACCCTAAGC